AAGTTAGCTAATAAAACTCTTAGTCTTTCATCTTCCGATTCAACCTCTCCATAAAATTCTATTCTTGCGACAATTGAGTCTCCAGATTTAATTTGTAAAATTCTTTTATGAATACCAGGGTTTTCAGAAGATACTGCAATATTAATTTGTATTCCTGAATTTAAGTTAGTATTAATAGTCTTTAAGTAATTAGCATCTTGTGAAACTATTGTATCAGAAGGTCCAAATTCCCATGATTGAGTTTTAAGCTCTTTTACAAACGCGTTCCCGTTTTCATATCGCATACCATACATAATAACATCTGTAGATTGGTCAGGTCTTAAGTTTTCCCAACTAAAATCTAATGATGTAAGTGTACTGTCTGGAGAAAGTGGTTTATTAATCACGACATCACCATTATATAGACACTCTTCTAAAATAAACAAATTAACAGTTTCGTACAGGCTTGCAGATACTTCTGGAAGATATACTTTTCCTGTCCATATATTATCAGCATCCTGAACTAATTGTAGCTCTGATTTTGTGCCATTAAAGAATCTTAAATTATTCCACATATTATCTAGTTCTTTCGTCGTCTTTTTCTACTGTAAAGTTACTAAAATTCTTTAAAGATCTAACCTGGTCTAATAGCGCTAAAAAATAATCATTAACAAATATAAGAAACTCTCTCATTGTTTGATTTCTCCTAATATGAGGAGATATTTGTTTATCAAGCAAACCATGTTTTTTGTAATCATACTTAACGTTAACATTATCATCTTTCCTATGTTTGGAAATCTTGTATAATCGTTTACGTCTGTATACTAATAGATCTTTAAATAGACTCATTATCTTATAGATTTTCTATTTCCAGCTTGTACTCTAGTGTAAATAGTTCTAGGTACTGCAGTTGCATCAAAGTTAATTGAAAGTGCTGCTTCAGCATTCATTAATGCATCATCAACTATTTCATCGCCATCTCTATCTTGCCAGCCACCTCTGAAAACAGCAACCTCTTCTTTATCCATAATAATATCTCCCCATTCATCTAGTCCAGCTATATCGTATGGTATTTGAGTTGTTTCATCAACATCCACCGTTTTAACTTCTTCTATTTGTTTAAAGAAAATATATTTTTGTTTACCATTACCTATGTCTTCTAGAACTACAGGCTCTTGTGGTACAACTGTTACAGTCGTAGACACATAATAACCTAATCTTCTTGCAGTTTCTTCAGTCTCAGATATAAATCTTACATTAACCGCATCGATGCCGTCGATTGATTCTAAGATATACACAATATCAGACTTAGGTAGTTTATCTCTTCTTGTAACGTTTAGCATATAATCACTTACTGCTCTTCTAACGTTAATAAATATTTCTTGTTTAGTATATCCTTCAAAATATCTAATATTAATATCCATACTATATTTTCTAATCTGTGGTTTTACAAATACTACTTCAGTCGTAACCATTTGCTGTCCACTATCTTGAATGACTTGTGACATTTTATCATATTCATTCTGATCAAAAAACATTTCATTTATTGGGATCGAAAAATAATCCTGATCTGCTAATAACTTTCTTCTAGCATCTGGTATTGCAAAAATGTAAATTACATTGTCATCATCTAAATATTGATCCGCAGTCGTATTATAGGCATCCACATACGAGAACATCCCATATCTTGATAAGAAATACTCATAGTTATCTGGAGTTGCTAAAACGTATGATTTAGAAGCCAGGGGCGCCATTAACTTAGTAAACTCAGACGACTCTTTATCTGCTCCCATTTTAGGAGAAGAAGTTACTGTTAATTCTAAATATTCATTTAAATCAAACTCATTACCGTTTGAATCAGAACCTTCTGCGTCCCATTTAAAAATAATATCTTGTGCATCATCTAAGTTACCTTGGAAACCTACATGCTTAAGATATTCTACCTCAATTAAATTACCAGCACCTGGTATAGCACCAAAGTTACCAGTTCCAAAATAAACATCTAATCCACCGGAAATACCAGTTTTAAGAATATACGCCTTTTCGTTACTTAATAGATCGTACATAGAATCATGCTTTGTCCACTTCTCACCATTAACTGAAACGCTAACTTTAGAATGATCTGTTAAAGAGGCTGTTTGTACATTATATGATTGCATTGACTCTCCAGTTCCAGTAAAGGTTTGAGATTCAAATTTACCCTGAACAATTGCACATTTTATAGCGTACTTATTTGACTTTTCTAATCTAAATCTATCTTGCGAAGTTAATAGAGTATACATTAATCCATTTAGTTCACATTTTAACTCTGATCTTGCATCAATATTTAATCCTGTTCCTGCAATTTTACCAAGATCTGCTCCAACTGCCCATTTAAATTCAATCTCACCAGTTGCTGCAAATCCTCTAGTTGCATCATGGCCTGTCAATCTAGACATACCATATATTGATTCTGGTTGTTGTGCAGTATATATGTTTTGTTCTACTAAAGAGTCTTCTATATAGAACATAATTAACTCACCTAACTCAGCCATAACAGAAATAATCTGAGCAAATGGAGATGCTTCAGTAAATAAGGTATTCGCACGCTTGTAAACTCTTGCGATATATGTTCGAGCATCGGTCTTAATTTGATTAGCCGATGTTCTTAGTGTGCTTAAAAATTTTAATTCTGCCATTAGTTATTTATCTTAAATTTACTTTGATTATATACTCGTTATTAACAGTAATATCAATGAACGCAATATCTCTAACTTCACCACGCATAAACTTAACGCTTACACTGGTTCTGTACTTTCTAGAAAGAGGTACGTAATTAGCTAGTTGGCCTTGTATTTCATTTTTAATTTGAAATTCATTTTGACCTAAACTATATACAATATCTTCTAAGTTACAACCAAACCCTGGAGTACCTAAAACATCTCTCTTTCTTGTGAAAAGAGCTGTTTCTATTTGAGCCAACAATTGTTCAATTTCACTTACGTTTTGAACAATCCCTGTCTGATAGTTAGGGTCTCCTATATATTTTATATAAAAATCCATTTATATATGTATTCTACTTTTTATGAGTGGAACATCCAGTCCACTCCTTCGTCTCCCTTTATCTCCTCAATAATTGACTCTAATTCGGTGTCTCCCATGTCTTTTATTGCGTCGTAGTCGAATTCCACATTACCAGGTAATGCAAACTTAAAAATACCAAGCTTAGCGCCTAGTGATTGCTTAATCTTAGCAGAACAATATCTAAAAAAGATTTCGTCGTCAAATAGTGCACAATCCGGAATCGTTTCGTACACATCAAGTATTAGATCTCCCTTCGGAGTATCTCCCATAATCTTTAATTCTCCAGTCAGTCTAGAGTATTGAAAAGAAATAGGGTTTTCTAAAATCTGTCTAGCCATATCTGCTAAAGACTGATTTAATACATAATATTCTAATTCAGCTGCAGACTCTGCTGCTCCAGAGCCATCGTACATACCTCTAAATAACATCTTCTCGATAGCGAAATCTCCACCACCCTGGAATCTTACATCTAATCCACCACCAGTTGAGTTCCAACCAGATGCTATATCATGTACTCCAAATACTGAAAATACAGAACCAGATCCATCTACACTTGCTCCAGGTAAATTTAATGTTCTATTAGTTTTAAAGTATTGGCTACTAAATACCGAGTGCGGTACATGATAATAGTTTTCTAAAACAGAATCTTCATAGTTTTTATAGAACCATTTCTTAGCTCTTTTAACTATATTAATAATTTCTCTTTGTGGTAAATTCACTGGCACCATACACGCCCCTGTTAGTTCATCACCTAACTCTTGTAAAAAGGCATTTAAGCAACTATCACCAAAGGATCTCCCGGTGTTTAAATTACTATCATTACCACTTCTAATTTCACTCATTTTATGATTTTATTTTTTTACTTACCACAACTTCAGTTTCATCTGAAAATCTAGCATTAGGTCCAACTCCGCCTTCTCTAAATATGCCGCCTTCCATTCTACCTTTAAAAATACCATCTCGTCCAAAAACAAAACAGTTTTTTACTGTTACGCTGCCGTGTACAAAACAAGATTCTACTTTAGAATCCATGATTTCACACCCTTTATATATTTGTGATCTTAATATTTGTGCTCCGTTTACTTGACCACCGTATATTTCACTATTTTCTATATTACCTGATAGCTCACAATCAATAAATTCAAAACCGTCTAGCAAATATGCTACTTTAAATTTACCATCTTTAACTTGGACTGTTGAATAGTCTGAGTCGTAATTAATTATACCTTCTTCCATTGTACCATTTGATAGCAAATCTAATACTTTATGTTTAAATCTATCCCATTGTACGTTAATTACCGTAGGATCTGATTGTAAATCTACTAATATATCTATCTTAGGCCAATATTTATTTACGGCGGTATAATCTCTTAACATTGCCATTAGAGGTTCATTCTTTCTTAAAATACGTTGTAACTCGATTTTATTAGCAGAATTAAACCTTGGATCTCTACAAGACCTCCAAATTGCTAAGATAAATCTATCCGCTAGAGTTAAAATATCTTCTTGTCTCTTCTCATAATCTTTACCGCCAATATATCTAAATTCTAAATAATTACTTTGAGCTTTTTCAAAGTTAATACCATAATATTTAGTATTAGCAAAAGTAAAGTTGTCCTTATTAATTAAATCAGCATTATAGTAAAACGCTTCATGTTTAGGCATAATCCATTTAATAGACTTCGCATAAGTAGAATCTTCTCTATTTGGAAAATACTTATACACACGATCTTCGTCAAACTCAAGTATGAATTTCAACACATCCATGCGCTGGATCATATTTGGTTCTTCTAAATAATCCGGATTGAATGACATATTAAGGTGGATCGATGCTCGATCAGATGTGTAACCGTTTTCACGAATCCATCCTAACATTTTAACAATAACTAACCTAGCATTTCTATAAGGCATAGGACCAGTTACTAATTCAATTAGCCCAGCACCACCAGACATATCTGGTTCCATCTTGAACACATCTGCTGACGGTACAAAATCTGAATGAGCCTTTTCTTCTAGTTGAATCTTTCTACCTAAAAGTTCAGATAAAGACTTTTGAGTCTTTTTTAATTCTAGATTAGAATAGAACTCAAATTCTATGCCCATTTGGCTGGCAGCTAGTACCTCGTGCCTTGTTGAATTGCTTTTTAACTTTTGCATTAATTAAGAGTATGATATTACTTTTCAATATATATCAAACTCTGTGGCAATAGTTATTGGGGTAGTTTAAGAAATACCTTCATTGAGTCCTCGTCGATCCTAGTAATTTGTACTTCGATCTCATCTCCAACTCTGTAGGTATCTAATATATCACCTGGCAACTCACTAACATGTAGCAATCCTGTTACACCATCTTCGATGTTTACAAAGACTCCATATTCTTTTTTAGTCTTAATTTTAGCCTTAACAACTGATGGTATTTGATACCTTGTAGAAATATTAATCCAAGGGTTAACTGTTGTAGTTTCCTTTTGAGTTAATGTAATCTTGCTGTTAGTGATAATATCTTTTACAAAGAAGTTGATTGGCTCTCCTGGCTTAATTTCCCTAGCTTTGAATTTAGCTGAAGTTTCTTCATCAAGTTCATTTGTATGAATCATACCCGTTAAACACTTATTAAATTCAACAAATACTCCGTATTTTGCAGTACCTGTTACTAAACCTGATTTAGGCTCATCAAGTGTTTGTTTTAAATCATTAATAGAGCTTGGTATTAGAGCTTGTAAATATTTTCTATGTGAAACCACTAAAGTACCTCGATCTGGTGAGAAGCTTACTGGTACAACATATAATTCTTCTCCAACGATAGAACTAAAGTCTGATAATTTATTAATACCTGCAAGCGATCCTGGCATAAAGCAATCTACGCCTTGTACTTTTACAATATAACCACCATTCTCAATCATATTATTCACTGTACCGATCCAGGCAGTATTGCCCTCGTTGATCGCAGCTCTAAGATCCATGAATGTTTTATGTTTTACACCACCAGTAATAGTTCCAGTTAATGTACCTTTAGTTTCTGTAATTAAAACTGCAGTTTCCGCTCCAGGTAAAAGTTGTCTAACTTCCTCTGATTCTTTATTAGCCTTAACATAAACTAATTCTCTATAGTTAATGTCTATTGTAATCCATTCTTCAGTCACACCATGTATTGTACCTTCATGAATTTCACCTGCAAATAACTGAGGCTTGATGTCCATGCTAGCACCTTTCATAATATCGTACAATTCTTGAGCATAAGGCTCGCGAGAGAATACTTGATCTCCGTCTTGTGTCTTAATATGTGGATTTGCTGTTCGGGTTGCTGTTACACAGGTTGCTTCGTAAGCTTCCCATTTGAATTCCCCTGATTCATCATAAAATTCTGAAAAATCATTACCATCATCTTCTTTCTTTTCGGTAACTTCTTGGGTTGGAGTTTGAACTGTTTCTTTTACTAGTTCTACGGTTGTTGCCTCTTGGGCTGAAGTGTTTATTCTTCGTCTTTTTTTGTCTGACATTTATTTTTTATTTAAAAGGTATTAACATATTATATATCTACTCACCCACACGTTTTATCCATGTTGTTTTTTCTTAATTTGCAGGGTTTCATATAAGTTATTTATCTAGCTCAAAAAGAGTTGGCTTTTCTTACAAAATAAGTACCAAATAATTTTTTTATGTCAATTATTTTTCGTATATTAGTACTGTAATTAAAACTAAATAATATATGAGTAAATTTAATGTAAACGAAGTAAGATGTAATGGAGTAGGTGGTCATGGTTACCAGGCTGTTCTTAAGCATAAAGATGCAATCTTAGAAATCTGCCAAGATGTTAGAGATCTTATAGGTATTGAAAAACTATGGGAACTAGCAACTGCAGAACCTAATGTTGATTATCATCAAGGAACAAGATTTAATTCTGTAGAAGATAATGCTTATAGGCTTATCACTGGAATTGCAAAACATACTGCAGAGTACATACCAAACAGTGAGTTAATTGAGATGCATGTAGGAGCCATTCTACCGATGTTAACTATGGAAGAAAAGGTAATACTTGTTGCTGATGCTTGTAGGGACTGTGCGTCCGCAGACCATTGGTACACCTTCGAAAAAGACTGGGGTTAAAATACTACTGGTACAAAACCAACCATCGGCACTGGTCCGACTGGTGTTGGAATACCACCAAGATACAAGAGTTTAAATTCAAGTAGATGCAGGGCATAAGCTCCTGCAACTGCTGTGGATGTTGCAAATGCTGGCGGTTGAGTCATAGGTACTTTATTAAAGACTTTACCGGTATTCCATGCCTTTCTTAAATTGTTAGCAAGTCTATTTGCACTTCCGTAATAGATCGGAATATAAAGACCACCTAGAGGTGCATTAAGCATTGCAGGTAGAGCTGCTGGCATTGGACCGAATGGTTTAACAATACAAGCATACCAATAAGCTATTGTTACTTTTGCCATCATTTCATACGGATCTCCACTAAAAGATTTACCACCAGGCGTAGTGCCACTTGGTTCAAATGGGTGATCGACTGCTGTCGCATCTTCTTCACATGCCGCCGCTGCCTCTTTAGCACATTTAGCTTTATGATATTCAAATTTAAATAGAGTACCTTCTGGCTTAGGATCAATTTCAAAAAATGCTGCTTGCGCGTCTGGCTTTTGAGCAGCCGCAGCTAGTTTATTTGCCGGCACTTTTCTCCAGTGATTTTTCCACTCACCGTTTTCATATTTTGATTTTACCCAACTCTTAGTCTTAGTAAATTTTGGTGCATTAGTTAATACTCCTAAATATGCAGTAAAATTACCGGTTCTTTTTCCAGGGTACCAACTAAAAGTAGCCACTACATTAGAGGTTAAAACTTTAGGTCTTTGGCTTGGATTCTCCGGTGGCGCATGTTCAAAATCATAAGGCACTTGAATCTTATATTCATTTAACGGACATTCTAATTCATACGGTAAAGTAATCGGTCCAGTTGCATTTCTTCTAACTCGTCTCTTTAATAACACTGTATTAAAGTATGGTAGATCATCTTCTTCGTCATCTGGATGTACTGCTAAAATAGCCTCAGTAACCAGTGTACTTACATTATCTGCAAGGTCTTTCCAATTATATCCAGCAGCATTAATGTCTGCTCTAGCTGTACTATTAATATTAGGATATGAATCACCGCCCCATGTATAATTTTCTGTACCAAGACATGCTGCCCAAAGATAGAATTCCCACTTAGTAGTTCTATTTGTAATTCTTTCAAACTGTTGTAAAAGCCTAGACGCAAATATCTTTTCTAGATCTGATTGAGACTCTCCGCCTAAAAGACATGGGAATTGAAAGAACTTAAATTTATATAAATTATATTCTGTTTTCCTAGAATCAACAAACTTATTAAATGCTAAATCATTCTTCTTCCTCATTTCTGCTAACGCCTCTTCATCTGGCGGCGCATCAACATCTGGACAAAATTCAGCATAAGCTGGATGAGACTCTTTACCCATCTGAGTTAGATTACCATCTTCATCATATTGGTCCATTAGAGGTATGTCTCCCTCTCTTAATAATCGTTCGAATGCAATACCATAACCCTCTTTTAAAATTAATTCAGCCAACCCATTATTTTCATGAAACGCACCAAATGGTGTTTGAGCTTTTGGAGCACCTTTTACTGCATCAATATAATGTTGAGCAACTGCTTTACCAAAATCATAACGCCCACTTAGTGGTGCAAGATTAATAGCATTTACCATTGCCGCTGGATTCGTAGTTAATTGAGCGTTAATAGGATTGCCAGGTGCAATAGATTTTACTAAATCACCGGTAGGGGGAAATATAGGCACTTGATCAGTTCCAACCTTTGGTAGTGGATATGAAACTATCGCTCCACCTGGCTTGGTAAACTGCTGACTCATTATTGTATTAGCCAGATCAGGAATAAATTTGGGCCACAGTGCAGGCATAGTTACTTATTCTTTTGTTGATACTTAATATGTGTGCTAGATAATTTTGCAACAGTTGATGGTGTTGGCGGCATTGGTGGACCTGATGGCCCAACTCCTGTTGGATGAATATGTGCATTGTAATCATCTAATAAGGCTTGTAACCAATCTTGTAAAGATTGTCCTCTTACCGCTGGCTCAGTTTCATCTGCTCCACCTTCCCCTGTATTAGATACAAATATATCACCACAATCCATAAAGATCTTATTATCAGTTGAGATCTTAATAATACCTTCTTCGTCTAATTGAATGATAGGTCTCTCTTTTTTGCCCTCGCCTCTTGTAATAACCAGACCATCTTCTGGTGAGTGATAAATTCTTACATTTCTTTCTGCATCATATACTAATGAAATAACATCATGTGGTGCATCGGATGCTTCTAAAATGTCTCCCTTTAAGTCTTCGTTTTGATCTACTTGAAACCAGTATTCTGGGTGGTAAATATTTCCGTTATCAAATCTAACTGCAACAATATCTCCAACTCTTGGAACAGCATGTGCTCCAACTTGATCTCTATTCATAGGAGTTGCCCATGGAATAGCGTCATCTGTTAATTTATCAAATTTACCAAAAACCTTTACGCGCACTCTACCCTGTAGTAGTGGATCTTCATTGATAACTACTTCTCCGAGCCAATGTGTTTCTCGTAAATTGTCTTTAAATAATTCACCGTTATTCATGTATGTTATTGTTTAAGTTACCGTCCGGCGTTGAATCCACACCTGTGTTTGGCCCACCGTATACATTATCACCTATTGGACCTTCTTGCGTTTGAGCAATTGGGTCATGTACTTTAGCGTTTAAGTTACCATCTGGTGAACTATCGATTCCTAGCTCATGTATTCTTTCTCCTACATTACCTCCGCCAGCAAATGCGCTTGCAACGCTTCCGCCACTATTAAGCTGGCCTTGAATTAAATTACCAACCGCGTTAATTAAACCACCGTTAATTGCATCTTGTATACTACCTAATCCACCGGCACCGTGTACATTATCTAATAATAATTTACCTGTTATGTTATCTACTGCCTGGTCTAATAAGTTACCTGCAAACCCACCTATTTGATTCCCATGTACATTACCAATTCCGTTTGGTTGTAGGCTAAAACTATCAATTGCATTTGTTACTCCAGACACTAAACCTTGTGCAGTATCTTCAATATCATCTTTAATACTACCTAATGCATCTTTAGCTAAATCTTTAAGTCCAATCTTTTTTCTATCAGTTATAGATTCTGCTCTAGGATCGGAAGCCGCATGCACATTAGTTAATGAATCCATTGAGCTTACGTTTTGTTGAGCTTTAGGATTTACCGTATTTAATGGCATTTGATTCGGATCTGAAGCATCATTTACAGGCTCAGTTTTATTAATTCTATTTGCATCTCTATTTTGATTAAACATATTTGGACCTAACCTTGATGCTAAAGGTGTACAAGTTCCCCATTTTATTTTAAGGGTTGGTGCCTTCTTTTCTGGGTTTTTACTCATATCTGCAAAATAATCTGCAACTGAGTCCATGTTAAATTCACAATGTGTAAATCTTAATGCTACGAATGGCCTAGAATCTGCAGAACCTGGCATTACTTCACCCGAATTAAAAATAGGATGTATTTCTTTTACGTTTCTAGCATCTGATCCTGTTGAGTTAATTCTAGAATCTGGATTATCTGTAATCCCTAAGTTTCTAGCATCTGTATCTTTTTGAAAAGTTCTAACTTCTGAAAAGTAAATATCCATTGAAAACTCTCTTAAGTTTTTAGGAACAACTTCTACATATCTCTGTAAATCAAAACAAGAATTTCTATATAATTCCATAAGGCCAATTGCAGTTAATTCTACATTTTCCTCTAGGCATTCAATTTCTAATTCTGGTTTTTCAGAACCTCTCCATGGTTCTAACATTTCACCATAAGTCATTGCTTTTTCAATACCCTTTAACCCTTGCCAAAACCAAGGCATTTCTCTATTGACTTTTAATAAAACTCTATTAAATGTTCTTAAATTCTCTGCATATATGTCCCCTAAATCTGTTCTAACAACATTAGTTAAATAGTTAAGTGCTTCACCATTAAGCAGGGGAGAATGCGCGACGGATGAAGTATCATTCGCGTGAAATAGAATCATGAAAGACAAGTACGTAGGATCCTCATGAACCGTACGAGTTCTTGCTCCTTTTCTAAATGCGTTTCTACCGTTATCTCTTTCAGCCATAGTTTATTTATCTAGCTTTTATTTTATTCTGATTCTGCTAAATTAGCAGATCTACTTGGCCACTCTCTTCTAATTAGAGTTAGCTCTGTAGTAATTGCCGATTCAGCATCGTATCTATAATTAATATTTTCTACTATATAATATCCAGACATAAATTTATCCATCATTTGAGTAAAATCATTTGGATCTCCTTCAGGCTTACCAGCTTTAAGAGGTCTTTCTGTTAATCCAGCCTCTTCTCTCTTTTGATCTGCCTTTTGTTCAGCTTCTATTCTTACGCCATCATAATGATACATTACCACAGGTATTTTACAAAACTTATAGATTGATGGGTTAAAGCCAACTACGCTAACTATTAACTTCATCTTCTCTGTTTCCATATTATTTTGAGCATCATGTAGTTTAGTAAATATCGCATTTGAATGTGTATTACCTAATCCATCATCTCCAGC